TGGTGAAGAAGGTTATCAAAGCCTAATGGACTGGGCTGGTCAGAACCTAAACAAACAAGCAATAGAAGAGTATGATTCGGTACTCAAAACAGCAAACAAAACAGCAATTAAATTCGCAGTCTCAGCACTTATGGGAAAATATGAAGACTCACAAGGACGTGATTCTAAAATAGTCACTGGCAAAGAAGCTCCTACAGAAAACTATCGAAGTATGGCTGAGGTTGTTCGAGACATGAACAAACCAGAGTATCAAAATGATCAAGCTTTCAGAGATGATGTTATAAGAAAACTAGCAGCGTCTAATTTGAAAGTATAATGGCACTATTACAAGACCGAGTCGTCTCCCCTGATCCATTCATTTGGATTAAAGATCAAGCTCTTCCTGTTGATTTCTGTAACGCTGCTATCGAGAGATTCCAGAATGACACTAGAGTCTCTCAAGGTAGGTGTGGTACAGATGGTACAGTAAAGAATATTAAGAAGTCAAACGATCTATGTATAAGTAACCAAGAAGACTGGGACGATATAAGTCAGGTCTTTTATGAGTCACTAGGCTCTGCTTTAAAAGAGTACTTGGCTCATATACACTCACACTATGCACTAGAATGTTATGATGACAATAGCTTCTTTGACTGGGCAGAGTTTACATGTACCAAAGGTGATGGGTTAATTGATAAAGGTTATCAAATACAGGAGACAGAGCCATACAACAATTATGACTGGCACGATGATGCTATGATTAATTGGGAAAGGCAAGAAGAACGAACTCTCACATACATATGGTATCTAAATAATATCTATGAAAATGGTGAGACCGAGTTCATGAATGGTTTAAAAGTACCGCCACGTGCTGGGAGGTTATTAATCTTCCCATCTTGTTGGACATATATGCACAGAGGCAGAAGACTTTACGGACACTACAACAAGTATATATGTACTGGTTGGGTATGCCGTACTGGTGATTACTTTGACACTGGTACACCAGAGCAACTCCCAGCTTCAACTGGGCTACCTATTATAGATCCTAAAAATATTAATGGGGATCTCTCTGAGCTTGAAGAATTTGCAGAAGATAAAGTGGATGATATGGAGGAGTTCTTATTAGATTATCAACCTCCATCAAATGGTGAACTAACATTAGACGAAACAGTTTTACAATGAAATTTTTAATACCTGTGTTAGTAACAGTGGCAGCCTTAGAATGGTATCCTGTACTAGCACATAAATCACACCACATACATGACCACGACCACGAAGAAACTATTGAACAGATGGCTATTCACCACGAATAGCTGTGGTTCAACTCTTATGTCAGCTCTACTTTGTCGTACTATTAGTATGTGGGTAGAGCCTAATAAGACAGATCACATACCGCTGGGTAGTTGTATAGAACCTACAGAGAGACAGCTCTACAGAGCACCTCATGTACAGGGGAAGAAAGTATTTTTATACAGACAACTACCTTGCCAGATTGGAGCGTACATGCAGCTCGGTCAAACTAATCTACGTAAGCGTACCGAGGATTGGGTAACAATTCTAAAAACTATGAAGCGTTCTAAGGACATGCTATGGATAGAGTCAAATGATTTCTTCCGTGATGTACGAGGAACCATAGATAGTGTTACCGATCACTTTGATCTTCCACGTGTAAAGAACATTAACTGGGCTAACCATAACGTAAAGTTATTTGTAGAGCAAGGTCTCACCTATGCTCCTATCCAATTACCCGAAGCCCCAGAGGGGATTGGAGATTACACAGCAGAGGACGGTATCATCGACCCAGATGCAGCAATGTCTATACCTAGGATAGCTGCTTTGGTAGATGAGATGAGAGAAAAGTATCCATCATTGAGGGAGTACATGTGATTAAAATAATTGATAATCTATTACCACATAATCAATGGAAAGAACTACATGATTATTTCTTACCTAACGATGACAGTAAAGATATAGATTGCCCATATTATTTTCTTGACCACATGGTTGAGGATGATCATTTCCAATTTGTACATCCTATAGCGAGAGCGTGTGATGGACATTACTTTAATCGAATACGCATTAACCGTATAGCACCAATACTTAGAAAGCTAGATGTTGATTTCTTACTAAGAGCTAAGGTCAACATGACTTCACAAACTCACGAGCCATTCCAGTCTATCTTTCATACGGATACAGAACATAATAACCTTACTGCTATTTATTATTTTAATACATGTAATGGTAAGACACGGTTTGAAGATCCAGAGATAGATGACGTGGATACTGTAGCTAATAGAGTTTTGATTTTTCCTTCTAAGAAAAAACACTGTACTGTTACAACTACTGATGCAAAAGTCAGGGTTGTATTAAACGTCAACTACCTACCAACGATACACAATGCCCAAAGGTAAGGGTACTTATGGTACCAAAAAAGGAAGACCCCCTAAGAAAAAATGACCGATAACATCTGGGGTAAAGAAACTCCACCAAGACTAATACCAAACTACCCAAAAAACATCAATCCTATCATGACAAACGAAGCAGAACGCTTTAACGGATGGGCAGCTATGCTCGGATTCGTAGCAGCTGTCGGAGCCTACGCCACAACAGGACAAATTATCCCTGGATTCTGGTAAATGGCAACAATCACTCTAACAAAACCGAGCTCGTCTTGGGACAATTTTTGTGAGTGGGTAACAAGCACTAATAACCGCCTCTACTTGGGGTGGTTCGGTGTTCTTATGATACCTTGCTTACTAACTGCAACAACTTGCTTTATACTCGCCTTTATTGCTGCACCTCCTGTGGACATAGACGGCATACGTGAACCAGTATCTGGCTCTCTACTCTATGGAAACAACATCATATCTGGAGCGGTCGTACCCTCCTCAAACGCAATCGGACTACATTTCTATCCCATCTGGGAAGCAGCAACACTTGACGAATGGCTCTATAACGGAGGGCCGTATCAGCTTGTCATCTTTCACTTCCTTATCGGTGCAGCATCTTACATGGGACGACAATGGGAACTTAGTTATAGACTAGGTATGCGTCCTTGGATATGCGTAGCTTACTCAGCTCCCGTATCAGCTGCATTTGCAGTATTCCTTGTATACCCATTTGGACAGGGATCATTCTCTGACGGTATGCCTTTAGGAATAAGTGGAACATTTAACTTTATGTTTGTCTTCCAAGCGGAACACAACATCCTTATGCACCCCTTTCATATGCTCGGAGTTGCGGGCGTTTTTGGTGGTGCTTTGTTTGCTGCTATGCACGGAAGCCTTGTTACATCCTCAATCCTACGGGAGACTACGGAGGAGGTCTCACAGAACTATGGATATAAGTTTGGTCAGGAAGACGAGACTTATAATATAGTAGCTGCACATGGTTATTTTGGAAGACTAATATTTCAATATGCGTCATTTAATAACTCTCGTGCTTTACATTTCTTTCTTGGCACTTGGCCTGTGGTTGGGATCTGGCTTACCTCAATGGGTATATGCACAATGGCTTTCAACTTAAATGGATTTAACTTTAACCAGTCAGTAGTAGATGCTAATGGAAAGATCGTCCCCACATGGGCAGACGTTCTTAACAGAGCTAACCTTGGCTTTGAAGTTATGCACGAAAGAAACGCACACAACTTCCCGCTAGACCTAGCTGGAGAAGTAGTTAATGCACCAACAATAGCATAATCGCCACGTCCGTTCATCCTACTTTAGGACGCATGACGACCAAAGCATGGAACGGGGCTTTGGTATATGGAGATTACCATGAAAGTAACTTACGTATATCGTGGCATTGCTTACACAAAAATTGTGAAGTAATAAAAAGGTGGGGAGCACCTCAGAGTCGGACTCCCCTCCACTTGGCATGAGCCTCTACGGAGATACCTCTTGCCGTCATGACGGTGGGATAGACCACACACACCTTGAGTCTTAGGTGATACAATTAAGATTCCTATAAATCTAGATCTAGAGACGATAATTTATACCTAACGGAAAATGGCACAACAGTCAACAGCCCATCAAGCGTCACAGACCTTTCTGGGTAGAATAAACACAGCCACAAACGCTACCAATAACAGAGACCTTTATTTAAAATTGTTCTCAGGTGAGATGTTTACTGGCTTCCAGAGGGAGACAATCGCACGTGACTTAGTCATGAAGCGTACGCTCACCAATGGTAAATCATTACAATTTATATACACTGGTAGAACAAGTGCGGAATACCACACACCAGGAAATAGTATATTAGGAAACTCTGACAAAACTCCTCCAGTAGCAGAGAAGACAATCACAGTTGATGACCTACTCATCTCCAGTGCATTTGTCTACGAATTAGATGAGACACTTGCTCACTACGAATTGAGGGGAGAGATCTCTAAGAAGATCGGTTATGCTCTTGCACAAAAGTACGATAGACTCATCTTCAGAGCTATCGCTAAAGGTGCTAGACAGGCATCTCCAGTATCACTAACCAACTTCGTTGAGCCAGGTGGTACACAGATCAGAGTTGGTGCGGGTTCTAACGCAGACGATGCTCTTGATTCAGCTAAGTTAGTTACAGCTTTCTATGATGCTGCAGCTGCCCTAGATGAGAAGGGAGTTTCTGATGACGGAAGAGTCGCAGTTCTTAACCCAAGACAGTACTATGCACTTATCCAAGAAGCAGGTACAAACGGACTAATTAACAGAGACGTACAAGGTACAGCTCTTCAGTCTGGTAATGGCGTAATCGAGATTGCAGGTATCAAGATCTACAAATCTATGAACGCTCCATTCTTCAGCAAGTATGGTACTAAGTATGCTCCAGCATCTGGTGCTTCAGCTGCAACTGACCTTGACACAGTAGATCCTGGAAATACAGGTTCATTCGTATCTGAGTCAATCGAAACAGCTACAACAGTTACAGGTAACAACTACGGAGCTCGTCAGAACTACGGTGCTGCCTCTAACTTTGCAAACACATGTGGACTTATCTTCCAAAGAGAAGCTGCAGGTGTAGTAGAAACAATCGGGCCACAAGTTCAAGTAACTTCTGGTGATGTTTCTGTTGTTTACCAAGGCGATGTCATCCTAGGAAGACTAGCTATGGGAGCAGATTATGTAAACCCAGCAGCTTGTGTAGAATTGTTCGCAGGAACAACTACAAAGCCAGCAGCTTTTGCATAAGTTTTTATTTTATACGGGGGCTCAGTCCCCCCTTTTTTTATTATGACAAGCAGTGCAATACCTTACGGAGTGTCTACCGAACTAGATGCTGTAAACTCAATCCTGATGAGCGTTGGAGAGACCCCAGTTAATACATTAACGGTGCAAAGCCCAGAAGTGGCTATAGCACAGAAGACTCTAAGGCAAGTCTGTCGTGAGGTACAAGCTGAAGGGTGGTCATTCAACTCAGAGAACGCATACCCTATATCACTCGTAAACAACCAGTGCGTTGTACCTAATGATGTCTTACAAATTGACCTCAATATCTATGAGCATGGTAAAGACTTTAACGTAGTTAAGCGTAGTGATAATGGTATAATGAAAGTGTACGATAAGAAGAACCATACATTTACCTTTGAAAATTGCGACAAATTATATTTCGACATTGTGTGGATGCAAAAGTTTGAGCATATCCCGCAAGTGTTTAGAGACTACATAACCACGAGAGCGTCCAGAATCGCCTCTAACCGTATGGTAAACAGTGCTCCATCTGCTAAGTTACTTGAGTCAGATGAGGCTCTTGCAAGGGCAGCTGTAGTAGAGTATGAGAACAGGCAAGCTGATCATAACATCTTCAACGACTTCCAATATCAACAAGATGCTAACACTGTATACCGACCATTTAAAGTATTAAGAAGAATGTAATGGCAGCAGTCAACCAACGTATTCCTAACTTTCTAGGGGGTGTATCTCAACAGCCAGATAAAATTAAATTTCCAGGACAGTTACGAGTATGTGACAATGCTGTCCCAGATGTTACATTTGGTTTAAAGAAACGTCCTCCTGCAGAATTTGTAGGAACCCTAGCCAATGCAAATGCAGACGGGCATTGGTATGATATATTAAGAGACGGAGATGAAAAATATATAGTACAAATCACACCTGCTAACTCAGGTGCAATGCCTATTAGAGTATGGGATCTTGCTGATGGTACCGAAAAATCTCTGACAAATAATTCTGGAGATTCTCTGTTTGCCTATCTTGCGGGGGCTACATCTCCATACTCAGTTACCACAATCCAAGACTACACCATAATCGCTAATCCAAATAAAGTCGTAGGAAAGACAACTGCGAATACAGGTTCACCAATACATGGAGGAGATTATTCATATGCTAGGTTGGATACTGTTGCTTACAATACTGAATATATATTATATAGTGGTACAGCTCCCACACCCAACACTTACTACAGGGTTACTTCTGTAAAAGTAGATAAGTTAAATGGATCTACCCCTGATGGCCCTACATGGAATGACACTAATGAGAACCAACAAAAGTCTGGTACTCTTACATGGTCTTTCTCTGGTGGTAGTGCTGTGGATGACACAGGAGCCAAGGTAGGTGGTGTAAATATTACAGAAAATATTGAAGGAAGTTTACAAGTTAATGGTAATAGTTATATTGCCAACAATACCGCAACTTATCAAAACAATAATACAGGTAGTGCTAGTGACTTCTTAGGTTATGTACAAGACTATGATGTACGTTACACAGCTACAGTTACATTAAAAGACGGTGGCTTAATTAAGACTTCCAACAAATCTACAGCTGAAGGTTTGTATGTTGATGTTACTATAGAAGGTATTAATTACCGTGTATCAGTAGAAGCTGTTGAAGCAGTTGAGACATACCAAGGAGTAGCTGGTATTGGCTATCATAAGACTCCTAAGAACGCAGAGAACGGTTCCATTTCTATGGCAACTATTCTTAATGGACTTAGAACATCCGTTAACAGTAGCCTTGCTAACGTAACAGCAGAGGTTATAGGTAGTGGTTTGTTTATGTATGGTTCAGCTGCAGACGGGGTTAACTTCCTCGGTGGAGCTGTCAATGAAAACATGAGTGTCATTGGTCAGAAAGCACAGGATATTACTAGACTACCTGCTATGTGTAAACAAGGGTATGTAGCACAAATATCTAATACTGCTGATCTAGAGACAGATGATTACTATGTAAAGTTTGAAGCTGACAATGGAACATCTGGAGCTGGTAGTTGGGAAGAAACTGTGAGACCTCATAACTTTGATGGCTCTGGTAATGACCCAATGTTAAAGGGATTAGACCCCGCAACAATGCCACATGCGTTAATTAATAATCGTAATGGTACATTTAGTTTTGTAAAGTTAGATGAAACAACTGCTACTGCTAACAATAATATAAACTATTGGAAAGATAGAGTAGTAGGTGATGATGTATCTAACCCATACCCTACTTTTACTGGTAGTACAATACAAGAAATGTTCTTTCATAGGAATAGATTAGGTTTTATTTCTGGAGAAAACGTAGTTATCAGCCAGCCTGGAGCCTATTTTGATTTCTTTATTGTATCTGCTATATCTGCTAGTGACGATAATCCTATAGACATAACAGTATCTGATATTAAACCTGCATTTATAAATCATGTCTTACCTATACAAAAAGGTTTGATGATGTTTAGTGATAATGGTCAGTTCTTATTATTTACTGAGTCAGATATATTTAGCCCTAAAACTGCTAGGTTAAAGAAAGTAGCTAGTTACGAATGTGATTCCAGTATACAACCTGTGGATCTTGGTACATCCGTACTATTTACATCTAATGTATCAGCATACGCTAGAGCATTTGAAGCTACCATTATAGATGATGATACTCCTCCATCAATTATTGAACAAACTAGAGTTGTACCAGAGTTCTTACCTAAAGATATAACTAAATCTGCTAATTCAACAGCTATAGGTATTGTATCCTATGCTAAGAAAGGAGATGGTACTGTATATCATTACAAGTACTACAACGTAGGTCAGAAACGTGAGCAATCAGCGTGGTATACTTGGTCATTAACAGGTCTAGCACATCATATACTGTATACAGGTGGTAATTTTTATGCAGTTACACTTCATGATGGGTCATATAAACTATGTAGATATGAGTATGTTACAGATGCAACCGCTAATAGAACATATGTTTTAGGTGGTTCTGCAGCTAATGTAGGCTCTCCTTTACACACTGCAAGGTGGTTTGAAGCACATTTAGATAACATGACCTTAGCTACCAACGTAGCTGGTACAGCTCAGACAACTACAGCCCCAGAGAAAACAGTATTAACTATACCATACACACCTGCTAATAAGAATAACTTATATATGGTAGGACTATCTGGTAATGATGCTAATGGAGACTCCATAGCTGGTGTTGTTAGAGCAGCTGATGCTGTCGGTACAAACAATGTTACATTCAACAACATAAATTTACATAGTGCAGCAAAAGTAGCTGTAGGATATGGATACACAAGCACAATAGAATTACCAACTTATTTTTTAACTGTAGGTCAAAATACTTATGATACAGATGGAGACTTAAGAATCTCTGGAATCAATTTTGAACTAGGTGTAGGTGGCCCTATGGAGTTCCATTTAACGTCACCGTATACTTATATAGATTCTAGTGGTAATGTTACTAAAGATATAGATGATTATGTACAATATGAGTCTGGTGTATTATCTAATTCTGGTGTATTTGATAAGCCTCCTGCAGCCTTAGCTACAAGTGTAAGGGTACCAGTACAACGTAAGAATGAGAAATATACAATACAAATAAAAATACCCGACCCTTTCCCCACCGCTATAATCTCAGGAAGCTGGGATGGCATTTACCATAATAGACGATATGTACGAAGGTAAGTATATCCAGACTTGCACACCAGAGTTAGCTCTTAGTGTAGGTCTGGACTTACGTTATGAAGATAGACGTGAAGCTGAAGAAACCTCTGGTTTAACTGCTGAGGCATCTATAATACAATCTTATTTCTCCTCAGAATATTCCGTATATTTTAAGGTTCCCAACGGCAAGGCTGCTGGAGTGGCAGGAGTGACTCCAAACAATCTTATCTGGATGCTATGTACTGATGCTAGTACAGAATACCCACATACCTTTGTTAGAGAAGCTAAACGCTGGGTGAATAGTTTACCCAATCCTTATTTATGCAACCAAGCAGACATGCGGAATGAATCACATATTAAACTTTTAAAACTTTTAGGTTTTATCTTTATCAATTATTACGTCTATAACAATGTACCCTTAATTACATTCATTAAGCCATGTGCACAGTATTAGCATTTAGCATTGGTATGGGTGCTGCTTCAGCCGTATCAGGCATAAACGAGCAGAACCGTCAACACCGTGCTCAAGTGGATGCTGTAAATCGTAGTAACCAGATGGCTCGTCAGAAATATCTGAACGACATAACCATCTCAGCCTATAACGATCAACGTAAAGGTGAAGTATTTACAGCACAATTACAGGCTGATGCTGCAGCGAGAACTGCATATTATCAGCAAAAAGAAATAAATCAAATTGAACATAGTAGAGCGTCTGAAGCTGCTCAAGCTGAGTTACGAGAAAAGGTAACTAAAACTATGTTTGAATCTCAACAGAACTTAGCAAAAGCTATACAAGCTCAGGGTGAACTGTTAACCAGTGGTATGCAAGCTGGACAATCTACTCTATTAACTGTAGATGACGTTGAACGTAAATTCGGTATGGAAGCTGCACAACTTGATGCTTCTATATTTGATGCAACCAGAGCGTATGGTATAAAACAGTTTGGAATTGACCTAGATGCTTATGCAGCTGATACACAAGCTCATAACTCTATAACCACATCTGCTCATGTAGCTCCTACAGCTTCATTCATGACGCAGAGACCAATCGAGCAAAAAGCTCCTCCCAAACCTTCTCCACTTGGCCCAATACTTGGCGGTATAAGTACTGCATTTAGTACTGGAACATCCCTTGGAGGTGAAGGATTCTGGAAAGATGAAGTCTTCAATCGTTAAAATTTAACAATGGTAACATACACAGGAAGTACTCAAAATTCCTCTTATTCTAGACGTAACTACAACAAGAAACTTTCTACAGATCTTGCTGACTATGCTAAGGCATTAGATAAAAAACGTAAAGAAGAAGTTGCAGAATTTAAGCAAGTATCTACGGATCAACTTGCAGAGTTAGATAGACAAGATGGCGTACAAGCTAGTAATGATAAATTTCAACTAGCTCAACTAGCTAAATTTAGTGACACATTAGACACCTTCTTAGAAGATGTAGTAGTAAAAACAGTAGGTAAAGCTGTTATTGATACTAAGCGTGAAGAAGGTATAGAATTATATAGAAAATATTTATCAGGTGATGAAGATGCTATTGCTAAGATAGAGGCAAACGCTGAACAGTTAAAAGAGATAGAAGACAAAGTAGCTTCTATGTCTCAAGAAATCGGTGAGTCAACCGCAGCTTTTCTTGATAGAAAATTTCAAGAAGAGTTATCACTTAAAGATAAAGTCAAAGCCTTAAATATTAGAAAACTAAACCCTAGTGTACGTTGGGGTTTTGTGAGAGGTCAGTTACAAGAAGCTGCTAATGGGTATCAAGCTCATCTGGTAGACACATTACATAGTAGTGAAGAGACATTCACAACTAGAGATGGTACTGAATATATAATTGGTAACTACCATAATGTTAAAGATGAAAAGCATAAAGAAGAGATTATACGTTATGTAGAAAGCCAGTATATAGAAGAAAATAATGCTTTTAATGCCTCTCCTGGCGTAGTGCTTGGTCATCTTACTAATAAAGTAGTTGAGACTACAGAGAAGTTTTTAGAAAAAGAATTTCTAAAGGATAAAGCTCAACAAGGAGAACTTGAACAAACACAACGTATAGATCTAATAACTACAGCTGTATTAAATTTTGATGAATTTGCTACTAAAACAATTACATTAGAAGATGGTTCAGTTGTAGAGGTTAATGAAAGTAAAGATTCCTTAGATGCTGCAATTCAGAATATTATTACTGAAGGTGTTTCAAGTGAAGCTTTAGTCAATGCAAATGTTAGTCCACATAAAGCTAATAAAACTAGAATCATTAATGGTCTTAAACACATAGTAAGCCTACTAGATAATGAATCCACAGATGAACTCATAGACTATTTAAAGGAAGCTGAGTTTGAAATGGTGGGTACTAAAGGAACTCTAGAAACATTGTTTGCTGGTGATTTAAACTTAGAACTTTTACGTACTGAGCAAAAGAAAACTAATGAACAGAAAAATGATATATTAGTTAAGGTTGCTAAGAGGAGTTTAGATGCAGAGATAAATAGTTATAAAAAATTATATGCAGAAGGGAAGTTAACTAAGGAGGAAGTTCAAGCTAAGTGGACAATAATTAAAGAGAATCCTAATTATGAAATCCTCCATACAGAAGGTGAAGATTATTGGCTAACAAAACTTCGCTCTGTTCAAGACTGGCAGCCTACTCAATTCAACTATGTTGATTCAATGGAGAAAATAAGTCTCATAATGAAAGAAGTTGGCTACTTAACTAACGAGGATTTAATACAATTAGATGATAAAGCAAGGGTACAATTTCTTGAAAACTCAGGTGAAGGTAAAAAGTGGAAATATATAGAGAATCCTATTTGGCATGATATAGGTCAAACAAGATGGCAGACATTAATTAAAGGAGAAACAGATAAATTTAATAAATCTATTGATGCAATTCTTCAAAAAGAAACTACTAATATAATAGATGAAGGTACTAAAACTGCAGCATACAAAGGTTTTAAAAAAGAATTGTTACGCAGAGCTAACCTTTATTATAAAAATGGGTCAAGTGCAGAAGACGCATTAGATGCAGCTGCAGGAGAGCTACAAACAGAGTATGATAATCGTACTGGTATTTTCGCAACAGATGGTACCAATTTTACTGATCCAAGGATGCTACCTGTTCCTGTAGCAAAGTCACATATGATAGACTCAGTAATTAGAGAAGGTGAAGAAATAACTGCAAGGATAAATATTTTACAACAGTATGATGCACCAGAGGACATCTTTAAGGATACTATACTCTTTGAAAAAGATAGTGTATTAATTAATCCAAAGGTAGGTGAAGATGGTATTATAAGAAATTTTGACAGGTCTTTACTTCAAATAATAGAGAATAGCGAAACAGGTTATTCACCTATTGATGCTATTAATCTACAACGTAGGCTACATGGGTTAGATGAATACAAATTAACAGACTTCTCACCAGAAATACAAGCATTACATACTTCAGTTAAAGAAAAATTCCCGCATCTTGCTAAAGTATTTACCAGTGGTAAAGAAGGTCGGTCACTTGCTTTAGATGAAATGGGTGCTATTGATTTAAATACTCTACTTAACGCAAATGTTATAAGTCAACATATAGACCAACCTATAGCTAATGCTGATTTAGATAACGTTTTAGCTAGATTTAATGTTAATAAAGAAGACTATTTAACTGATGCAACACTACAGGAAGAAGTTAGACGTAAACAAGTCGATTATCTTTTAAAAAAAGCACTTGAAACTACCAACGATAAAAACCAAGCTATTCTTATGGTAGCCACAGGTATGAAATTTGGTGAAGAAGAGATGGGTAATTATGGTGAAGGTAGTATCTTTGACAATATAGATGGTCAGAAATCTGACTATGCGTATGCAGTATTAGATGCTTATTACTCAGGTGATACTTCAGCATTAATAGGTAAGTATGATGAAGCTAAAGTTTCAGTAAATTATGCTAGAAAAGAACTTACTAAGCATGAAGAGAGGCATGGGTACGAACCAAATTATGTCTTAGAAAATATATTAGGTATTAAACCAGATGGACTTAATGAATCAGTTGACTTTATGTCACGTACTGATTACACGAACCCTGCAGAAATCTCTGCTATTGTTGATATACTTAATGATAAAAACTTCATCCCTCCAAAAGAAATTGAAATCAAGGGTTTCCTTGGTAGTTCTTGGAGAAGGAATCCATTATATGATCGTTGGAAGGCAGCTAAAAAGCACTACGAACGTGTTGAGGAAGTTCTAGGTTATTTAAAGGACGGAGATACTAAACCTTTCTTAATTGATAAGGATAACCATTTAGATCTAGCTGGAATCTTATTATTCCAGTCTGAAGCTAACTCAGGTACTAAACCAACTAATGTAGTTAGTATGTACAAATCTCCTTATTATCAATATCATAATGACTGGATGGAGAAACATGGTCATTTATTTAAAGATGCAGATAAGAAAACCATTAAAGAGTTGAAAGACCAACGTATGAAGTATATCTTAGGTGAGTCAAGTAAATTTTTAAACTTCACAATAGATGAGGACAACTAATGAGTGAAACATTAAATCCCGTCTCCACTTTTGATTATCCTACGGACAATGAGTTTTCAGAACTTAAGGAGATTGGACAACAACTAATAAAGAAAAAAGAAGTAGAAGATGCTATAGCAGCACAAACTGCAGCAATAGAAGGACAGGACTCTGAAGGCTTTATAGCTGATACTCCTGGACAAGCCATTAAAGATGTAGCCAGCATAGTCCCTGGGGCTGCTGTAGACGCTGTAGAAAGTATTGGTTCATTTCTAGACCTAAGCGGTGATACACTCAATACAGCAGCTTCTAACCTATTTGGATATGATCAATATGAATCTGATAATCCATTTAGTGATAACTATAAGAGTGGTAACTGGTTTGATGTACCCGATCAATGGACACCTGAGACAAAATCAGGTTTTGCTAAATTACTTAGAGGTATAGGTGAATTTGGTATCTTAGCTGTACTAACTGCTAAAACAGGTGGTCTTGCAAGTGGTGCGTTAGGCGGTGCTGTAAAAGGCGGTATGGCGGGTACTAAGCTTGCATCAGCTGCAACAAAGATTAAAGCTGGTAATCGAGCTCTAAAGTTTATTACAAGCCCTAAAGTTACTAAATGGGGTAAGGTGGCTCTAGAAGGTGCTGCAGCTGATTTCATTATGGATGACAGCGAAGAAGCTAATATAGCAAACCTAGTAGATATGTATGCCCCCGCATTACCATTTACTAAGGCATTAGCTGTAAACGAAGAGGACAATCCTTGGTCTGCTAGAATTAAATCAGTAACAGCTGGAGCAGGTGTAAACGTTCTTGGACATGCTTTAGTAGGATGGCTAAAGGGTAGATATGTAGCTACTAAAAAAGCTAAGGAACTTCAGAAACTAAGAGAGAGAAGAATAAAATCGAATAAGCTACGTGAGAAACTTTGGACTAATGAAGAAATTGTAAACGAAGCTAACGCTGCTGGTACTCAAGCTACTTATGATTATATTCGTCATAATCAATATGATGATGCAGCAGAAGCTAGAGTACGTGCTAACCAAACCTATGCCGATGGTAAAGGTTATCGTAGTGCTGACGAAGTAGATAACCTAGATCTATACTTAAGAAAATGGTTAGAGCCAGAAGATTACGAAGAAGTACAAAGACTGTTTGCGGGTGAAGAACTTAAAGGTGATATTACTATTAAAGATCCTGAGTTTGGTGATATAAATGTCAAGGAACAGGATCGTATAGTTGATACTCGTGGTAAAGGTACATATTATCATGGTGCTGAAGCTGAGATAGATAAGCTAACAGGCCCATATGATGACGGTTCATACTTTGGTAAGAATGGCCCAGGATTATTTGGGTACGGTTTCTACACCACAGATGATATAATTACTGCTAATAAGTATAAAACTAAGAATGTTACTAAAGCTGAATTATCAGAACCAATAGTTTATCAAACTCGTGAAAAAATCCCAGTAAAATTTTACGACCTAGATGCTCCTATGTCAGATGATATATTAAGGATATTAGATGACATGGTTGATGATATGTGGCACTCTCAAATATCAGATGCTGTAGAAAAAGCACTAATGGATATTGGTAAAAAGGGTTCTTTAGCAGATTTTATTAGAGAAGCTCGTACCTATGCAAACTATGATTCTGGCTTAACTGCTATTGATTTTGCTGAGTCAGTACTAGAACCTTTAGAAAATATGTTAAAAGCTAAAGGTATAGGAGGTTATACTCATAAAGGTGGTATATATAGAGCTAAAGGTAAGAGAACACATCAAGTACGTATTTACTGGGATCCTGGCAACCAGCTAGATTTAGGTAAAACTTCTACTGAAACAGCTACATTACAAGATTACATTAACTTTGCAAAAAGAAAAGGTAAAGCTGGTAATGATGCTTGGTTAGAAGATCAAGGGATGAGTCAAGCTCAAGAACGTTCTAATAGATTCCGTAAACCAGATCCTGATGTAAACCCTAATAAGTTTGCAGAGAATGAAAGGTTTAGTGAGCGTACATCCACTGACACAGGTAATCCTTATACTGAGTTTGTAGAAGAATCAACTAAGTTGAATGATCTGGGCTATAGACCTGTAGGTTCGACTAATATGTCAACCACTACTAGACTTAGACAAATGACAGGTAACGTTAAAAAGTTACGTCAATTAGCTAGGGAAATAATGGATAATACGTCTGAAGAGGATTTTCTACAGATTGATAATGCCCAGCCATTTGTTAAAAGATTAGATACTTACGTCAGACAGGCACAAGAGATCAATGACATAATAGCTGTTGGTGGTGATGAAAGTATGGAGGCATTAAGACGTTATCTTAGTGCAGATATTGGTAGTAAAAAAACTATCAATATGAAAGACCTTAATGATAGAAAGAACTTTATCTTTTGGGATTTTGACGGAGATCGTATTCTTACTGTTACACCAC